TCGACGACGTATTGCGCGAGCGCTACGCGGTGGAGCGCTACAGCGACGCCGAGGCGACCAGGTGGGTGACGCACGCCGCGGTCTCGGGGGCATTGACGTCGGTGCCGGCGTGGGCTGGCGACTTGGTGCAGCAGGGCAATGCCGAGTGGCTCGCCAACCTGACCCCGTCGCCGGTGTTCACGCGTCTCTCCGCGCTCGGCACCAGGCTCATGTTTGGCCCGAACCAAGGCACAATTAAGATCCCGAGCCGGGCGACGACGCCGAGCATAACGGGTTCTTTCGTGGCCGAGGCAACTCCGATACCGGTGCGCCGCCTCGGCGTCACGAGCATCACGCTGATCCCGCACAAGATGGGTGTGATCTCGGTCTACAGCCGAGAGATGGCGGCGTACTCGAACCCCTCGATCGAGAGCATCATCCGGCAGGGCATCGAGGACGACACCACGATCACGATCGACACGTTGTTGCTCGACGCCACGGCCGAAAGTGCCACCCGCCCGGCCGGACTGCGCTTCGGCATCAGCTCAGCCGGCACTGCCAGCGTGGCGAAGGGCTATGCCGCCTTCCTGGCCGATATGGCACTGTTGTCGGGGCCGTTCTTCAACGTCAACGCCGGCCGCAGCCTGGCCCTGATCATGAACCCGCAGCAGCGCATGCAGATCGGGTTCGCGCCCGGCCCAGACGGCACCTTCGGATGGGCAACGCAGTTCACCGACCGCTTCACGATCATCGAGAGCACGACGGTCACGGCCGGGACGGTCATCATGGTGGATGCGGCAGACTTTGTGAGCGTGAGCGGCGCCCCGGAATTTGATATTTCCGAGCAGGCGACTCTGCATTTAGAGGACACCGCGCCGCTAAACATCGGCGTTGTCGGTGCGCCTGCGACCGTGGCCGCGCCAACGCAGTCGATGTACCAGACGGCGCAGATCGCGATACGGATGCTCCTAAATGTAACTTGGGCAATGCGCCGCACGGGGATGGTGCAGTATTTGACTGGCGTAAATTGGGCGCCTGCGTAGCGACAACGTAAAGTACAAAGAGGTCGATAATGGAAACCACCAGAGAACCCGCGCGCACCGTGCCGCGGCAAGGAGATCCTGCGGCTCCGACGCGCGAGCGCGACGAGGCCGACAAGCAGATCGCGGAGCGGCTCGCCGCAGAGCCGGAGCCGCCGCAGCCGAGCCAGGAAGAGGCGGACGCCATCAAGGAGCAGGCGCTCAATCCTGCCGCCGCCGAGCCGAAGGCAGAGACGCCGCAGCCGCCACAGGGCGAAACCGACGCGCAGCGCCGCGAGCGTGAGCGTCGCGAGCGCGATCAGCAGCGCACAACCCAGGGCCAAGGAGACTTGGCCCGCTCCGGCGAACAGAACCACCGCTGATGCCGCTGCTCTCCCGGCTGCTGTCCTGGCGAGGATCGGCGGCCGAGGGGAAGTACCGCCCAGGACCCTGGCCGACCGGGGAGGGCGTCATCGCCGCGAGCTGGGGCCGCTATGTCAACTGGTGGCAGAGCGGCTACAACCCCGAGCCCTACAACGAGCGCTCGGCGATGGTCGAGGCGTGCCAGGCCGCCTACAGCGAGACGTTGGCAATGCTCCCGGGCGATCATTGGCGCGGCCTCGCCAACGGCGGGCGGGAGCGGGTCACAACATCGGCGCTCTCGCGCATCCTGCGCCGTCCGAACGATTATCAGACGGCGTCCGATTTCTTCCTAAACCTGACCCGGCGGCTCTACCAGCACGGCAACGCCTACGCCTACGCGGTGCGCAACAACCGCGCCGAGATCGTCGAACTGCACCTGATGCGCCAGGGTCTGTGTGCCCTCGCCGAGGACGGCAGCATTCACTACGCGCTGTCCGGAAACGAGATTATTGAGCAGCGGCTCGACCTCTCAGAGCCTGTGCCGACGCGCGATGTGCTGCACGTGAGGCTGCACACGCCGCGCCACCCGCTGCAGGGCGAGAGCCCCATCCTTTCGGCCGCGCTCGATTTGGGCATGCACAACGTCGCGCTGCGCCAGCAACTGACATTCTTTTTGAACCAGGCGCGCTCCAGTTTCGTGCTTGCGACCGACAATCCGGTCAAGGACACGGACAACGAAACGCTGCGCGAAAAGATCATGAGCCGCATCTCCGGCATGAACGAAGGAATGCCGCTGATACTGTCGAACGGGTTGAAGCCGTACCCGATCAGCACAAGTGCGGTCGACGCACAGCTCGCCGAGATGCTTAAGATGAGTGCGGCCAACATCGCCTTGGCGCATCGCATACCGCTTCAGGTGCTGGGACTCGGTGAGAGCACATATAGCAATGTCGAGATATTGAATCAGGCGTGGCTCGCATCGGGTCTCGGTTTCACGCTCAACCACGTCGAGACTGCATTCGACAACCTGTTCGGACTGCGCGGGCCGCCCGAGGAATACACCGAACTCGATACGAGAGCGCTGCTGCGCAGTGCCTACCGCGAAAGGATCGAGGGCTTGGCGCGCGGCGTCATCAGCGGCATTTACAGCCCGGACGAGGCGCGCAACAGCGAAGACTTGCCGAGCGTGCCGGGCGGCGTGGGGAAGGAACCGCGGGTGCAGCAGCAGGTGGTGCCGCTGTCCTACGGCTCGGACATGCAGCCGCCTCCGGTCAATTCAGGTCCGACGCCACCGCCGCCGGCAGATGGCAATCCCGACACTCAGGACAACCCCGATGATAGCGGCGACAGCCAGGATGCCGAGCGCTCGCTCGCTACGCTCCGCGCTGCATACGACCGGGAGCGCCTCGTTGCCGCGTGACGATGTTCTGGCCGCCGAACTGGGCGCGATAGCCGGCCGGATGGTGCGCGAGAACGAGCTGCGCTTGGCTGCAATCGAGGCAAGCATGCGCGAGCAGATTGCTACACTGCAGGCACGGTACACCGAGGCCGAGCTTCGGCTCGCCAACGCCGAGCGGGCACATGCCGAAGCAATCACGACAATACAGGCACGGGTTGCAGACTTGCGCGACGGCAAGGACGGTGAACCTGGGCCGCCCGGTGCCGATTCTACGGTTCCTGGGCCGCCGGGTCCGCCCGGTAAGAGCCTTAACGGACAGCGCACCTACTCCGACAAGGAGACATACGGGGCACTCGATGTCGTCGGATTGGATGGGAGCACCTTCTTCGCGCTGCGAGACGACCCGGGGCCGTGTCCCGGCGATGGTTGGCAATCTCTGTCGTTGCGCGGACGGGCCGGGCCGCCCGGCCCCCGTGGCGAGAAGGGCGAACGGGGTGCGGTTGGACCTGCGGGACAGCCGGCGCCACGGATGGTTAAGGCAACGATTGACGCTGACCTGGTGCAAACTTTCCTCTTCGAGGACGGCAGCGTCATGACGTGTGACTTTTATCAGCCGTTCTCGCAGCCGCGATGAGGACCGAGTACCGCATCAGCCGCACCGTCGTCCCGGCCGGGAGCCTGGCATTGGTCACGGTGGAGCAGGCCAAGGCAACGCTCGGCATCGATGCGGCCGACACCAGCCAGGATACCGCATTGGCGGCGCTGATCGACCATGTGAGTGCCGCGATCCACCGTTACATCGACCGCATCCTCGTGCAGCAGGGCTACCGCGACCAGTTCCGCTACGTCGCCAACTGGATGTTCGTCGGCGAACCCCTCCAATTGTGGCAATACCCTGTCGCGCTCGACGAAGACGGATATCCCGTCGCCGCGGTCGTGCAGGACGGCGTCACGGTCGACGCCACGCTGTACGAGTCCAACGACGAGCGCGGACTGCTCTACTCGATCGACGCATCGGGCGCCTACGGCTGGACCGGGCTGCTGATCACGGTCGATTATACCGCCGGCTACGATCCGATACCCGAAGACGTGCAGGCGGCTGCGCTCGACTGGCTGACGGCACGCTGGCACAGCGAGGGGCGCGACCCCACCCTGCGCAGCGAGACGGTGCCCGACCTCCTGGCGCAGACCTATGCCGGGTCGGACCCGATGGCGGCGACCGGCATACCCGGCACCGCACGCGACCTGCTCGCTCCGTACATGCGGCCGGCGCTGTGACCCCCGAGACGATGATCGCGCGGCTCGACGCGGCAGTGGTGCAGTACGGGCAGACGGTGACATTGCAGCACACCGCGGTAGACCCGGCGACCGGCGGCATCACGGTCGCGGATGAGGTGACGTGCGCCGCGGCGGTGCGCGCCTTCGGGCCGCAGGACCTGGAAGCGGGCGAAGTCACCGAGATAAAGGTCGTGATCTCGCCGACAGGATTGGGGAGCTTCGGCATTCCGTCGCGCGACGACAGAATCGTCATCGACGGCAACCCGTCGAACATTGTGCAAATCGCGCCCCTCTCGTTCGGCGGGCGGCTGGTGCGGCTCAACCTCTTGTGCCGTGGCTGACGCACGCGAGGCGATCCTAGCGCGGCTGGTGACGGTGTGCGGGGCGGTGGAGGGCGTGCAGGCGGTCGCGCGCAACCGGCTCGACGTTCCGGGGCTGGCGCGGCCGGCAATCATTCTGCAAGACGGCATCGAGCAGATGCTCGACCAGCCGGAGGGCGCGCGGCATTCGGAACTGCAGCGGATCGAATTGTCGCCTGGAATAACCGTGGTCATGCGCGGCGGCGGCTCGGCCGATGCCGGGCCGCTGCTGTCGCTGTATCGGTCGAGAGTTGTGACGGCCGCGCTCAACGACACCGAGCTGCGGTCGCTTGTCGGCAGCACCGGCCGCATCCGGTACGAAGGTTGCCTCGTGGCGCCGCCGGATGCCGAGGCCAAAGAGTACCGGATCGATATCACGATCGTTTTCACTTATGCCTTCCGGCTCGGCGATCTGTGACCGCGCCTGATATCGACTATCGCATCGAGATGATCGACAACGGCCGCGTCCTGGTTCGGCTGCTCGAACTACCGCGGGAGATTCGATCGAGGCTGCGGCCGGTCATCACGCGGCTGACGCATGAACTCGCGGCGCGGGTCAGAGCCGGGGCGCCACGAGGCAAGACCGGCCGGCTGCGCAGACGCATACACAGCTTTATTGATGAAGAATCCGGCCCGCGGCGCAACTTTATTCGCGGCCGGGTTCGGGTGCTCAATTCGTATTCAAAGAATTTCGCCGCCGCAGCCGGCGCATTGGAGTACGGGCGCCGGCGGCGGTTTGAGGTGCGCGCGCATTCGGTGCGCCGCCGGATCGCATTCGGGCGCCCGACAAAGCCCTACACCGTGCAGATGCCGGCGCACGAGCGCCGCGCCAACATCGCTGCGATGCGCTTCCTGCGCGGGCCGGCGGCTGCGATGCAGCCAAAGGCGCGGGCCGAGGTGCGGCTTGTGCTTCAGGACGCCCTCAAAGAAACCTGGTGAACCGAGAACGTCCAACACAGGAGCCCGTTATGGCAACAGCGACGATCAACATCGGCGCAAACCCGGAGATCGAAGGAACGCTGAAATTCGTTTCAGATACCGATATCGGCCCAAAAATGGAAATGACCCTGACGAAGGTACAATTCGGCCCCGCCGCGGCGATTAACCTGATCGGTGATGAATATGGAATCATCGAACTTGAGGGGCGGGTTCTGCTGGTCGACGGCAATTTCGGTACAGTAACGCACCCGGATGATGCTCTGGCGTCGCCGACCGTCTCGGCTTATTACGTCGGGACCGGCATCGTCTCGTGGCAGGGTGCCGGAGACACGACATTCGCGGAACTCGGCAACTGCAACCAGTTCGAGTTCGAGCAGACCGTCGAGCGGCTCGACCACATGCAACGTATGGCCGGCATCAGATCGCTCGATTTTTCCCCGATCGTGCAGCAGAGCGCGATCGTGCGGCTCCAGCTCGACGAATGGACCGTCCCCAACCTGCGAATGTATTTCCTCGACGTGGCCCCCGTCGTGACGCCCTGATGGTTTCGCTAACCGATATCGTCCCGCAGACGCGAGAGGTCGAAACCGTACACGGTACGGTAACGCTGCGCGGGTTGGGACTGCGGCACATTGCGGATCTGTTCCTGCGCTTTCCCGAAGTGCGCAAGTTCTTCTCGGCCAATGCGCCGGGGATCGATGTCGCGGTGTTGCTGACCGAGGCGCCGGACGCAATCGCCGCGATAATCGCCGAGGCCGCCGGTCAGCCCGATGCGGCCGAACGTATCGCCGAGGCGTTCTCGCCGGACGACGCGGCAGCGTGTCTCCTGGCGATCCAAGAGTTGACCGCGCCCGCCCCTTTTTTCGCTCGGCTCGGCGCCCTTCTCGGCAACAGCGCCGCAAGCGGTCGCCCCAATGGCAGGGCAGCGGATATGAGTTCGCCGCCGCCGCCGAGTTCCTGATCGCTGCGGGGCATCCGCCGGATCGCGTCATGGACTACACGCCGCGGATGATCGCCGCGTTTGTTACGATCGCGAGCGAGCGGCGCCGCCGCGAGTTAGTGGAGCAATTCCAGATCCAGACCGTCGCCGCGCGAGGTGGCAAGGACGCCATCAAGAGCACGCTGAAAGAGCTGTCCGATGCCCGATAACCTGACGGTCGACATCAGCGCCAATAGCGGCAAGCTGCGCGCCGACCTGAAGATCGCCCAGGCCGCGGTGCGGGATTTCGGCAAGGAGCTGAACAAGGCAACCGAACAAGCGCGCAAGACCGGCGACAAGACGCGCCTGGTGGAAGTCGCTACCGAGTACGAGAGGCTGACGGCAAAGGTGCGCGGTTTGAACCGGGCACTGAGCGAACAGAACAGGGTCGTCGCTGACGGTAGGAAACCGTGGTCCGAGATGGCTATCGGCGTCAAGGAGGCGGTCGCCGCCTTTGCCGGGTTGTCCGCCGTTCGCAAGGTGATCGGTGTGTTTGGCGAGGTCGCCGACAAGATCACCGAAATCAGCAACACCGCAAAGGCGGCGGCCATGTCGCCCGGCGACGTCCAGGTGTTCCAGGAGGTCATCGAGGATACCGGCGAGAGCGCGGACGGGGCGCGGCAGGCGCTCGTCAACCTCACCGACCAGCTCGCGCAGACCCGTATCAAGGCGCACGGGTTCAGCAAGGATCTGGCGACCGGCATTAACGTCCTGCGCGGTTCGGCCGGTGAAGCAACCGACGCGGTCAAAACGCTTCGCGGTGGCATTGGGGGCGGGAACCAGTTCGGCGTCGAGGTGAAGCGCGGCGCAGAGGCGGCAGCCACAAGCGTGGAGGAATTGACAGAGAAAATTAAGGAGAACGCCGCCCAGTTCTCGGATAACCGTAAACGCATCCAATCGGTGTTCGAGCAGCTCGGCAAATTACGCAAGCAGGACGCCCAACTGGGGACAGCGGTTGGGGTTCAGCTTCTAGGCCGCCGCTACGCCGTATTTGCCGAAGCAATCGACCGGCTTGCGAAAGGGGAGTCCTGGGAGAAGATCAGAGCGCAGCTCATCGATCAGGGACGCTATATCGACGAGAACAAAGAAAAGCTCGGAAAAGAATACAAGGCGGCGGTCGACGACCTCGGCGACTCGTTCGAGAAACTCAAGTTCGCTATTGCGATCCCGCTCTTTCCAAATGTCTCCGCCGGGATCAAAAAATTCGCCGAGCTGATCGAGAACATCGACACGCTGAGAGAGAAGTACCTGAGCTTCCGCAACATCAGCGGGCTGGAGGCGATCGAGGACAACATCGTCGGGCCGATCCGGCGCGGCATCACCAGCGCGCTCGACGCGCTGCGCCAGTTCGGGCTCGACATACCGGGGCCGATCGGTGCCAGCTTCACGGTCCTGGCCGATCTCATCAAGGTCAGCGTCGCGCTCATTACCGGCGATCTCAGCGAAGCGCTCAACAATTTCAAAACGCTGTCGACCGATGTCTGGACCGCTGTCAACGGACTCGTGACGGGGTTCGGCGATGGCATCAAGGGAGCGATAGGACTGATCGGCGATCTGATTACCTGGATCGGCAATCTCGCCAGCAAGGCCGCGAGTCTGCCGGCGTGGCTGTCTAAGGCCGCCGGCGCCACCGCGGCGCCCGGTACGGGTTCGGGCGCTGGGGGCGGCAATCTGGAGGGTTACGCCGGCGGCGGCATGATCCGCGGTCCCGGCGGCAACACATCGGATTCGATCCTCGCGCGCCTGTCGAATGGCGAGTTCGTGATGCGCGCCGCGGCCGTCCGAGCCTGGGGGCCTCAACTGCTGTCCGCCATGAACACACTCAACCGGCCGCCGCGGGGCGTCGGCGACGGCTCGGGCTTCTCCGATGGTGGGATGGTTACATCCTCGTCGGACGGGGTCCCGGTGCATTTGCATTTCCCCGGCGGTAGCCAGGTGCAGCTCCACGGTGACAAGGCGATTGTCCGCAGCTTGCTGCGCGAGGCGCGGCGGGCCGGCATGGTGTCGGCCGGGCGGTCAATGGCTGTGGCATAGTGGCCGAGACACTCCTCGTCCTGAGCGGCAACGGCGTTGCGCCCTACTCGGCGCGCGGTCTTACCGAGACGCTGGCGCCGATCGCCGCGACCGTAGTTCCGGTGCGGACGGTGAATGGCGACCTGATCAACATGGCGCCGCCTCAGATGCGGAAATATGCGCTGACGCTTTCCTGCACTGACGTGAACCCGCCGGCACTCTCGGGCGTGTGGCCCGGCGCGGTGCTTACCGTGTGGTGCGTGTCCGAGCTTGGCTTCGATACGATGACCGGGGCGGCCGAGCGGCCCATCGTGCCCGACAGCAGCCGCATGGAGGGGCCGATCACCTATTACCGCCCGGCGCTCGACGTGATGGTCGTCGGGCCGTGGACCCAGGAAACCGACGAGTACGGCGCCGCAGTGACGTGGAATTTGCCGATGGAGGAAATCTAACCGGTGCCGGGGCCGTTTTTCCTGGCATACGTCGCAGTGCCCGAACCTTTCGATCCGCTGATGCACGCCGTCGAAGACGAGCAGGTTGTCGCGCTGATCATCCATCAGGACGAGGGCGACTTCGCTTCGCTCCAGATCACGGTGCGTAACCCCGGTGGATTGCTGGCGCCGGGCCGCCGTTCCTGGTGCTGGCTGTCATGGGATGACGGTGGCGAGATCGTGCCGTTGTTTACTGGCCGTATCGTTGCCGTGCCGGAGCAGCTCGACGGCGAGACGGTGCGGCTCCTGTTCATGGCCAGGCCGCCGAACTACGACAGCTTAAAGAGCGATTATGCCGCCACGCTGAAAATTCTGCCGTACTTCGACCCGGTCTGGTACCTCGGTGATTTGGATGATGCCGACGCAGTGTTCGACGCTTACGGCGCACAGTTGCATATCGACCGGGTGACATTGGAGCTGACGCACTCGGACGAGTGCGAGGGCGAGGACGGCGAACTACTGATCGGCGAGGCGGATCACACCTACGATAATTTCGATCTGTCTTACACCGATCCGCCGCTGAGCCAGGTCGATATCGAGGGGACGCTGAGGTGGACGCAGAGCGGCACCGGGACGATCGATTTAACAAAGAGGATCACCCAGGAATTTAAGGCGCAGGGTACAATATACGCCTATGTCGATTCCTATACCGGGCTTATCACCACCCTGACCGGCGACGGGCTGATGACCTCGTGGCCGAAGGGCGGAACCACGTTTGGCGGCGGGTGGACCGTCTCGAATGATACCAGCATCGGTGATGCGTCGGGCAGCTTTACGCGGTATGAGCTGACCAGGCGGTACCGCGGCATCCGGGGCGACTACCCCGAGGGGGACGAGGATCGCTCGGTGTCGGCCTATTACTTCAGGTCGCATCAGGACTACGAGGTTACTTACGAGGTCTATGCGTTTGAACAGCACACGCTATTCGACTGGGAGGCAGAAAAGAGACGCACCGAGACGATAAAACTCTCGATGTTCGCCGACATACAAAACGTGCTCGCCGAGCCGGGAGACGAAGCAAACATCGAGAAGCTCACCATATCGGCCGATGCCACGGTCACCGAGCCGGATGATGACGGCGTCATGCCGATAGGCGACAAGCGCCGCCGGGCATACCTGCCGACCGACCGCGGCAATGACAGCGTGCAATATCTCCTGCTGCTGGGCCGGGCCATGCTGCGGCGGCGAGCCCGGGCGGTCGAGATCCGCGTTCGGGTGCCATGGGAGATCGGTGTCGGCGCTACGCTGCGAATGAATGCGCGGGTCAGCGATCGACGCCTGCCGGGCGGCGAGGCGTCTGGCAAGATCATCGGGTATGAGCTGAGCGCGGCCGGCACTGGCGAGTTCTGGGCCGAGATCACGATCGGGTGCTCCGTGGGTCTCGGCGGCGGTGTCCTGGCAGCTCCGGGCGAGCCAACCTGGGTAAACGACGGTTATGTCTTCGGCGGCTACCAGATTGCGGCCGGCGCGGGCGTCACGGTGCTCACGGGCGATATCGTCTATGAGACGCTGGACGATTTCACGGTCGATGACGACGGCGTGGATTTGCTGTCGCTGGATGAGACGACTTCCGTGCAAAGCCTGACGGTGACCAACGGCCTCGGGCCGCAAGTCCTCGGAGTGAGCGACAGCGACGACCCCGCCATCTCGCTGAAGGACGCGCCGACGGAGGTCTGCGTCCAACTCGTGCCGCTCACCGATTTGGAATTTGAAACGATCTTCACGCCGACCGTCGAGGTCGTGCCACTGCCGAAGACCATCGACTTGGAGGCGGCTTAGATGTCACTCGGCGGCGTGGTCGTCTACTGGCCGAAGAAAGAGATCACGAAATACCGCACCGAGCGCATCGTCAAGAGCGAGCCGGAGGACAAATCAGAGCAGAACCCCGGCTTATTATGCTGGGGCACTACGGGAACGCTGCCGGCGCCGGTTCCGCTCACCACCGGGTTCGAGGTCGCCAAGACGGAACATAAAGAGGAGTGGCGCGAAACCGAGCCTGTGCGGATCGAGAACCCTGACGACCCGAGCCAGTATGTCATGGCCGCACGGACAAAACAGATGTGGTTCGAAGTCAAGGAGGTTAACCCGAAATTTATTACAAACAATAACACCAGCACCGGCGGTGAGAAGCAGCCTGCCGATTTAGGGGGCGATCTCGGAGGCGGCAGCGACCTGCCTGTGGACCTGACAAAGCGCGGCACCAGTTTGAGAAAGTCGCAGCTCAAGGTTATTTTCAGCAACAATGACGGCACCATCTGACCCGCCGGCCGGCATGCCATATGTCGAGAATCCTTACACCGGATTATTGAAAGAGGTGCATTGGGGCGGGCTGGCGGTGCATTTCGGCGCTGCGGACGGCCCGCCGATAACATTGGCCTCGAAGGAAGCGCATGAGCTATTTGAAGCTTCCTGACGGCATCGCCGATTTTCGGAAGGCCGTTGTTTCGCTGTGGTTCCGCGTGCCGCAAAGCACGATCGACGCGGTCGTGGCAATCGGCGATGAGCTGCCGCCCGCGTACTTCTTCATCCTGCCGTACACCATCCCCCTGGTGACGCTCGGGCGGCCGCAGACCCGGCAGAGGCGTGTCGGGATCAGAGAGGATGTGTCCAACTGGACATACACGCCGGCATTCCCGGCCGAAGTGGTGCCGATCTACGACACGCCGGTATTTGCCGTGGAGGCGAACGACCCGGTGGACCCCTGCTACATCGGCCTGCGCTGTTATCCGCGTGATGGCGCGAACGTCATGAGCCTGACGGTCAACATTCAGCGCGAGGATATGGCGGCGTTGTCGCAGATTGCGCCATACCGAAGCCGCGTGGACGTCTACCCGACCGATCCGGGCATTGCCGACCTCGACGAACTGTTGACGACGCCGGGCACCGGGTGGACCGCCGGGTCCAACGGCGCCGTCGTGTCGGGTGTGTACTTTACGGTGATGACCGACGTTGCGGCAATCCAGGGACCGCTGCAGGCCGAGCAGTTTCTGATAGAGGCACCGCAGGTATTGGCGGCCGATCACTGGCACCACCTGCTTTTGTCGTTCGATCTGAGCGACCCATGCAGTTCGCACGGTCCGCCGCCGCCTGCCGACATTTCCGGCTCGGCGTTTCACGATACGGCGGCAGAAGGGACCGACAGCTACTGCCGGCTGTGGTACGCGCTCGATGACGTCAACTACGACGGGGCCACGAACCTGGCGCCGTATGGCGTCGACGGCAGCATCGACCAGAACGCGATACTGACGGCCAACGCTTACGACGTTGCAACATCGGGCACCAACTGGCCGGAGAACTGCACCTTCGGCCCCGCCACCTGTCTCGGCGTCGCGGCATCGGTCCCGGCGGACGGCGTCGAATTGGGCATCCCGGCCGGCGCTCTGTATGTCGACTATGTCCAGCCGGTCGAGATGGCCGAGCTGCAGCTATTCAGCGGCGTGAGTTTGGACACCTCTCTCACAGCCAACCGCCGCGCATTCGTCGCTGCCGACGGCAAGCCGGTCGATCCGGCCGACGCGGAGGCATTGCTTGGCCGCAAGCCGGACCTGCTGCTGCACGGGTCGAGCAACTGGATACACGGCACGAACACCGGCTCGCCGGCCACGGCGCTCACGCCGACCGGGAAGATCGTGAGCTACACGCCGGGGCCGAGCCTCGGCGGCGATCAGGGCGCACCGTCGGAGATGGCATGCCAGTAATTTACCGCACCGATGGCGCGTGGGGGCCGGGCAAAGGCGCCAACCTCGAGCCGGCCGAGGTCGACGGCAACTTTTTCGATATCGCAAGTCGGGTCGATTACATCCAGGACAACCCGGTCGCGCCGATCACGCCGATCGCGATCAGCATCGAGGGCGCCGCGTTCACAATGGGCCTCTCGAACGGCGACGTGCTCGGGCCTATCGCCATCACCTACCCGATGCCGGAGTGGCGCGGCGAGTGGCAACCGGCGACACCCTACGCCGAACTGGACTTTATCGTTGCGCCGGACAACGGCCTCGGCGCCGTCATGGTGCCGCACACGTCGGCCGCGACGTTCGACTGGGCCGCGGTGGACGGCAGCGGCAGCCCGATCTACCACCAGCTCATCGGCTCGACCGGAGAGACTACGCGCCTCACCGACCTGACCGATGTGGCGATCTCTGCCCCGGCAGACGGCGAGGTGCTGACCTGGGACGCGGCCACGAGCCTGTGGCGCAACGATGTGGCCCCGGCCGGCAGCGGCGGCTCGATTGCCTGGGGCGACATTACCGGCGTGCCGGCGACCTTCCCGCCGACCGTGCCGATCGCGCAGGCCGATGTCAGCAATCTGGTCGTCGACCTGGCGGCCAAGGCGCCGCTCAACAATCCGATCATGACCGGGAACCCGCGCTCGGTTACGCCCGCGCCCGGCGACAACACGACCAGCATCGCAACAACTGCGTTCGTCTCTGCCGCGCTGACTGCGCTGCCGCCGTCTGGCACATCGATTTCGATTGCCGACACGCCGCCGGCGAGTCCGACGCAGGGCAGCGGGTGGTGGGACAGCTCGAATACTGGCGGGCAGCTCTATCTTTACTACATCGACCCCTCGGGGCCGCCGGGGCAGTGGGTGCCTGCCACCAACATGCCCGGCCCGCAAGGCCCGCCAGGCCCGACCGGGGCGACGGGGGCCACTGGCCCCAACTGGACGGTGGGGTCCGGTCTCACTCTCTCCGCCAACACGCTCAGCCTCACGAGCCCGATCGCCGCCCCGACATTCAGCGGTGCTGTCAACGCACAGAACTACATTTATTTCAATGGTGCCACAGGCACTGTAAATTCAACTGGCGGCAGCTTTATCTACGGCGACGGAACCTACCTTGCCTTGCACACCGGCGCCGCTGCGTCGCTGTTCGTGCAGAACAACACCGGCGCCAACTCGCTGATTATCGACGCGAGCAGCAATGCCGCTTTTGCCGCTGGCGTTGTGATTGGCAGCCCGACTGGCGGGCTCAAGGGCGTCGGGACGCTGAACGCGGTCACGGTGTACGGCAACAACGTCGTTCTCACCAGTGATGCCGGGCTCAAGCAAGACATCGAACCGCTGCCGCCGTGCCTCGAGCTGGTGCGAGCGATCGAGCCGGTATCGTACCGTTGGAAGCCATTGCCGGAACCCGACCCTATACCGGGGCCGAACGGCGAGATGGTGGCTTTTGCCGGTGCTGGCGCACCGGAGGATTTCACCGAACGCTTCAATTGGGGATTTCTCGCGCAGGACGTAGCGAAGGCAACCGGCGCTCATCGCGATGAGGGCGTAGACCTCTCCGGCCTCGTCGCGACCTTGTGGAAAGCGGTGCAGGAACTCAGCGCCAAGGTTGAGGCGCTGGAGGCGGCAAAATGATCTGTTGGCATAAACTCGTTCTTTACGTGCGGCTGGTGCGTTCGCAGCTCCGCGACCCCAACGCCGAGCGTCGGCTCTCCTGGCGGCAACGGATCTGGCGCGGCCACCGACTTGGCACCTCTGCGCTAACGCTGTTGCAGCCTGGACCGCCGTACAAGCCGCCACGCTGGATGCGTAGATGTTAGATTTCCCATCGTCGCCAGCCCTCAACCAGATATTCCAGCCGGTCGCAGGCGGGCCGGCTTGGAAGTTTGATGGAACAAAATGGGGAGCGCAGGGCGCCGCCTTGTCGTACCTCGTCGCGTTCGACATCCCCGGCGTGCTCACCGCAGGCGCTGTGTTCGCCCATGTGTTCGGCGCGAACGTCAGCTTCCCGGTCAACTTCTCCGACTCCCAGGCGCGCGGCAGCGCCAACGCTACGGCCTCGCCGGTCATCACGTTCGCCAAGGCCACAGCCGCCAGCCCGCTCACCTTCGCTGACATCGGCACGCTCACGATCGCCGCCGGCACGACCAACCCGACTTTTGTGGCGGCTGCCGCGCCGAGCTTTGCTGCGGGCGACACCATCCGAGGGCTGGTCACGACCGGGGACGTCAGCTTCGCCGACCTCTATCTGACGCTGGTGGGAGCCAGGGCTTAGCGATGGCGGATTGGTATTGCAGCAGCGCCGCCTACGCCTCGATCCCGGCCTTCGCGATCTCGACAGCGTACACGGTCGGCCAATTTGTGAAGCCGATCGCGCCTGCGCTCAAAGCGAGGTGGGTGTTCCGCTGCACCACCGCCGGCACGAGCGCCGCCTCGGAGCCGTCCTGGCCCACGAGCGACGGCGCAACGGTGACAACGGGGGGCGCGACGTTCACCAACGTGACCGGGCGGTCGGCGCACGGCTGGGCAGCGGCGGCAGGCGACATCCCGACCCTCCTGGGCGCGGTCGGCACAAACCGTTTTGCAGCCGGCGACCGGATATTTGTCTCCTCGGACCATGCCGAGACGCAGACCACATCGACCTATTACGGCAGCGGCAGCGGAGCCGCCGCCGGATTCAGCCTCGGGCAGGTTCTCAGCGTGAACCGGGGCGGCAGCGTGCCTCCGGTTGCGGCCGACCTCCTGGCCGGCGCCACAGTGACAGTGGCAACAGGTGCCGGGTTTTACGGCATCGAGTCGACGTTTCCGGTCTACCACTACGGCATCAACTACATCGTAACCGCGGCTATTAGTATTACATTCAACCAAAATAGCGTGAAATCTACCTTTCTGGATAGTTGCCAACTATATCTCAACACATCCGGCACAGGCGCCCGCATCATCAACGGCGGCCCGGCAAACATCTTCCTCAACAACACGACATTGCGCTTCGGCAACGCCTCGCAGGGCTTCGGCGCGAGTTCCAGTCCTTTCGAGATAAACTGGCTTAACACGCCATCGGCGCTTGCCGGAGCGACCGTGCCGACGACTTTATTTATTCCTTCCTCGCTCTCTGCACCATTTCTGCTAACCGCGCGCGGCGTGGACCTGAGTGCCGTCACCGGCACGCTGGTCACAAACGGCGGCGCT